TTTTGCTCTGAAGGAGTCAATCCTTCGTCTTCGCTTCCAAGCATGACGTGATTGTCAATCCAAGGGATCAATTTGAATGAATCTATACAGTCAGTGGAGCTAAGCTCCTCGGCTGGACGGTAAACCATGTAAACCCTGTCTTGATCGCATTCAGGGGAAATTGATCTGCCTGAATAAGGGAATACCCCGACCATTGAAAGAGGGTTGTCTTTTACCTCAAACCATCCGTTTGTATCGTATTCACGTTTATCCATAGCAGAAGCGTTAGCTTCAGCAGCTTCCGCAATCTTTTCCTCGTCCCCGTCAACTTTCGGAAATATGGGCTCGGGAGCATCCTCAATGGTTGCCCATACGAATTCGCTATGCTCATCATTAAGCTCGGGCTTAAATTCGCCATCATTGCAGCCAAATAGACGCACTTTGCCCTCTGAATAGATCAACTGAAGACCTGTCTCAGGGACGTGCATGATTTCCTCACGAGACTCACGAATTGCGCCTTCAATGGCTGATTCGCCTTCCTCAACATGACCACCGGGAAAACCCCAAGTATCGTCCTTGGTGCGCTTCATCCATAGGATCTTGTCATCGTCCGTATATACAATAAAAGCCACGATTTTTGAATCGGGCTCCTCTTTTAAATCCCGTTTGTGGGATTCTTTCATTTCTTCAGTTTCTTGCTCATCAACGCCATGAGACTTACGAGCATTGCTGTAGGCTGCAGCCATCGCTTGCTTGGGGTCATTCCCCGCCTTAATCATTTCACGAATATTTTCCTGAATGACTTCTTTTGAATAACCTTCTTTTAACGGCATTAGCAAATCCTCCCTGTCTGAGTAGGAATATCAGTCACATTCAATAGAACGGTAGCTTCCCTAGTATTTCCCTCAGTTGTCTGAAATAATGCTCTTATTGTATAGAGTTGATTGATTTGTGGGGCAGGAATTACACCTTCTGAAATTTGAACGGAAATTACTTTACCAGCAGCAGCTACTTGCTTATCAGGGAAAGTGACTGGATTAGGGTTTACGGCTGGGGCAGCAAAAACGAGACCCGGCTGATCTGCTAAAACAGACGTAATAGTCGTGATTGTTTCTAGGGTGTCGAGAATGTAGGTGCAATCAATGTCGTACCAAATCGACTCGGAAGTCCGTTTTTCTAAAATGTAGCTATTCATGAGCTTGCCAATAATCCTGTCTTGGTGAAACGTGCCAATAATCCAATCTTTGCGCTACCTGCCAATTTGTCGGTCTTGGTGAAACGTGCCAAACCTTATCCGATTTTTGGAAAATTGGAGCGCAAATATAAACGTCTACTGCATTGCCCGATTCTACTACTGCGACTATGACATAGTTCTTAGCATTAGTCGAATCTTGAGCCAGCGCAGCCTCGTCAATGTTTAACGAAGCCAGCATTACCTGACTAATAATGTCTTGAGCCAATCCAGCTTCTGCGACATTGGCTTGAGCAATCATGTTGCCAATTACTAGGTCCTGAGCATTTCCAGCTTCTGCCATTTGGACATAAGCCGTCATTGACTCTGTGGCAGCATCCGAAGCCAATCCTGATTCAGCTACAGATAGCAGCGCAATCATGTTTTGGGTTTCAACGTCTACCGCAGTTGCTGTCTCAATAACGGTCAAATAAGCTGTTACGTTTTGAGAAACGCTATCTCTAGCGTTTGCAGCTTCAGTCACCGTTACCGAAGCAATCATATTCTCAGATTGAGTCGATTGAGCGTTTGCAGCCTCAGATATGCTGATTGGAGCCGTCATATTCTCAGATTGAGTATCTACCGCATTGGCTGCTTCATTTACTGAGATTGGCGCAGACATCGTTTCAGACTGCGTATTTGTGGCATTAGCAGCCTCCGAAACGCTCACCGGATCAGTAGCGTTCTGAGAAACCGTATCAACTGCATTTCCGGCTTCAGACACTGTTACTCCAGCAGTCATATTTTCAGAAACAACATCAACAGCATTTCCAGTTTCAGTTACAAAAACAGGGGCAGACATCGCTTCAGATTGAGAACCTGTTGCATTGGCAGCTTCAGTAACTGTCACTGGAGAGGTTGTATTTTCTGAAACGGTATCCGTTGCAGATCCTGCCTCAGAAATCACGCTCTGAGTTGTCATGTTTTCTGAAACGGTATCCGTTGCAGATCCTGATTCTGTAACGCTATTTGGAGCCGTCATTGACTCAGATACGGTATCAACTGCATTGGCAGCTTCCAAAACCGCATTAGGAGCAGTCATTGTTTCTGACTGAGCGTCTAGGGCATTACCAGCTTCAGAGACTGAAATAGGGGCAGTTGCATTTTGTCTCACCGTATCAACGGCAGATCCTGCTTCTGAAATGGCTGCAGGTGCAGTCATATTCTCAGAAACGGTATCGACAGCAGTCCCAGTCTCATTAACTGTATTTGGAGCAGACATAGATTCCGACTGAGTATCCGTTGCACTAGCTGCTTCAGAAACTGATACAGGAGACGTTGTATTTTGAGAAACCGTATCTACCGCATTGGCAGTCTCAGTAACGGTTGCATATACAAGAACAAGGACCGATTGAGTCGATTGAGCATTTCCACTTTCGGAAATCGTGACCACATAGGTCGTAATCGTACTATACAGACCCGCTATTGGCGCACCCGATAGTGGATAGCTTCCAAACATTTAATGCCTTAAAAGTATTTTAAAAAAATACTCATTGTTGAGCTTTTATTAATTTAAGCTCATCGAGAGTTTTTGCTTGATCTGCCAATTTAGTAATGTCCCGCAATCTTTGTTTTTCAGCAATGATGGCAGAAGTATCTGATCCTGTTTCTAAAGCTCGTTGAAATAAAACGTCTTGAGCAGTCAATAAAGGGGCTCTCTCTATTCTTAATCTGTCTTTTGTAAGTTCTTGAGCAGCATTAAAATCTATTGAAACTTTGCCATCAATTAATCGCCAAGCATTAAAAAATTCATCATGCTCATATGGCAAATCAGAGTCATCTACAATAATTGCCCCTGCTGGACAATCTTTTATCAATACTTCTTCAATAGGAAGCTCTCCAGTTGGGTGACAAGCGCATACATTATCGCCTTTTGGATTTTGATAAATAATAACTTTCATATTTAGCTCTTTATCTAAAGAATACTATACTAGTATATGGACCTTCACTAAGGCTTACGTTAGGAATAATAGTGGAAACTACGCAATTTGATGCAGTGGGAGAAGCCCATGTAGTAACAGGACCTTGCGAATCCACACCAATACCTGCTCCTGAATAGTTAGCGTCAGGGAAAGGAGTGGTAAATGTTACGGTGTAGGCAGCCGTAGCAAATCTAGTAATAGAGCTTATGTTGTAAGAAGCTGCAATAGTTACACCGCCTATACCATTCCATCTAGCAAACGCTTTGGCGTATTGTGAATAAGTCGTGGAAACTGAAATCGTTCCTGAAGTGGTAATAGTGCCGCCAGTTAAACCTGTGCCTGTAGCTACGGAGGTTACAGTTCCAGTTGTCGAGCTTGTACCAGCACCAATAGCAGTTCTAAAAGTTGCTGCGTCTAAAGCGGATACAGTATTATCTGCATTTATTCTTGGGAATGTAATTGCAGTAGGATTAGCAAGCGTAAAGAAATTGCTTCCTACAGTAGTTGCACCTAAATTTGTTCTAGCCGTTGCAGCAGTGGTTGCGCCAGTGCCTCCATTTCCTATTGCAACTGTTCCCGTTACGTTTGCAGCATTTCCACCAATCGATAAAGACGCTGCAGTGCCAGTTAATCCTGTGCCAGCACCAATAAATGAAGTTGCAGACAATGCTCCACCAAAGGAAGATCCAACTCCAGTACCATCAAAACTCAATCCTCCGGTAGATAGGTTTACCGTAAAAGGTCTGAGAGCATTAAAACTGGCTGAAATTGCTGCAGATTGAGTTGTTTGAACGGAAGACAACAGCAAGTAAAAAGAACTTCCATCATTTCTCCATCCTGCGTTATACCAAGTGCTCGCAGATCCATAGGACATATTTATCTGTCCAATAGCACCTAATCCTGTAGCGTAATAAGCAACGGATTGATAAGTGTTGGCAGTATTTAAAGCATTTGCTGTGGCTGCAGTTGTTGCAGTTGCTGCGTTACCTCCAATAGACAATCCTGAAGCAGTACCTGTCAAGTTTGTTGCAACGCCACTGGACGGAGTGCCAAGAGCTCCTCCATTAGTTACAAAAGATCCAGCAGATCCTACGGAAACAGCTAGGGCAGTGGCAACGCCAGTACCCAATCCACTGATACCAGTAGAAACTGGCAAACCTGTTGCGTTGGTCAATGTACCGCTTGAAGGAGTCCCAAGAGCTCCGTTGAATGTAACTGGAGCACCTGCAGAGCCAATCGCAATAGCCAAGGCTGACGCAACGCCAGTGCCTAGACCGCTAATTGCAGTGCTAATGGGAACGCCAGTAAAATTTGTTCCGGTCAATGTTGGGGTGCTGCTCCAAGAAACTGCTCCAGTAGATCCTGCGCTAACTGGGACTTGACCAGCAGTTCCGTATCCAGTAGTCCCGCTTAATGCTGGAGTAGTTCCTAAATTAGTGGAAAACCCTAATGCACCTGAAGCATTGATGACGTGAGCCGATTGTCCGGTAGTTCCCCAAGCAAAATAATGTTTATATCCATTGCCTGACCCAACAATGACATCGCCATCGTGACCCGAAAAATATATGCCATTGTTAATTGAGAAAAAATCAGAAGGAGTTGACGCACTAAAGACCGAGGAATTCATACCGAATTCACCGTAATAAGTAGAGTCGGTTCCTAAATCATTGCTTAAAACGTAATTAGTTGAAGCTCCAGCAGTTCCGCTTTTGTTTTGAAGCATAGACTGCAAATAGCTTCCTGAAACGCTTGCGCCAACAGCGAAACCAGTATTTGACGCATTAAAACTAAGATTTGGAGTTGTGCTAGTTGTTGAAGTTGTCAACAATACTGGGACAGATACAGTCCCAGTTGAGTCTTGAAATACTGCTTTATTAGCCGGGTAGTCGACCCATACGTCCTGCGTACCACTGGTAAAGTTTACCAATGACCCACCGTTAGACGAGGACAGCACTGTAGTTCTAGCAAGGGTTGTCCCAAGTGCTCCTACAGTGCCATATCCGACCTCCCAGTTTGCGCCTGACTGATCGGCAATAACATAATAAGTTGTGTTATTTGCCCCCACTCCTGCGGAGAAGGTTTGATAGCCAAGGGCAGCACCTGCAAGAACGGCTGTCCCAGTTCCGGGAGAAATACAAGTTTCTCGTACCCGGTTAACTAATAAAAATGTCATGATTAGACGGCAGCGATTTCAGTTTCTTTGAAATAACGCTTTTGGTCTTCACCGTCTGCGTCTTTGTAGGCTACCAAAAAAACGATTTCGCCAGTGTTTTCGTCAAAAGCAAACTTTTCAACAGTCCCAGTAATAGGAGCTGTAATGATTTGAGATACTTCTTGACCTTGAGTAAATTTAGGCATGATTTATTCCTTAGAGGCTTAGTGAGTAAGTAACTTGAACAACGTTACCGCTATTAACAGGCTGATTACCGCCAGTGAATGCGCCAGCAGACAACAAAGTACCTGCAGTGCTCATCAATGTAGTAACTGCGCCAGTGCCGTAAGTAATAAACGCACCGACCAAAGTACCTGCGCCAGTCATTGTGAAGCTAGTTGGTGTTGAAGTTGAAATTGCGCCAGCAGAAGCAGTGCCGAATGCAGGAGCAACACGAGCTGCAAAAGTAGGAGCATTGGTTGAACCAGCTTCATTCCAGCCAGCATGAGAAGCCATCGTATCGGCTGCTGCAACGGCTGTATAGCCAATGGAGCTAATCAAGCCCATGTATGGACCTGTTACGGTATAAGCTGAGCCAGTCAAAGCTGTCTGCAGCATCAAGTTTTTACCTAGGGTACAAACTACGTTTTCGATTGTGTCTTCCCAAAGCAGGGGACCGCCTTCGTATTCAAAGCATTTAAAAGTGTAAACACCTTCTGCTTGGGCAGATTCGCCCATGCCAGCGATTGAGGCAATGCTCATATTCGCTGACTCTACTGCGTTTAGTTGATCTTTCATTTTGGTTCCTTATTCGTCTAAATCAAAGTTGATGACTGGCTTGCATATACAACGGCAATTTGGTAAATCACCGGGTAATCCCCGCACTTCTTCCCCGTACATTACCCCAATTACGGGAGGATTGTCGAATGAATACTCATTACCCGACATTCTAATATGATTCACCCGAGGCTCTTTACCTCCACCGGAGTGTATCCATATAAATCTTTTAACTCCAAGCGTTTTAAGTCTTGAAGTATTAATCGATTGATAAGCCTTGCGAGTCTGATCCAATGCAACATTCCTCGCATGACGAATATTGCCATTGTATTTTTTTGTCAGGAAGGGGACTAGATCCTCCATTCCTTTTCCAGTTGTAATGCTTCGCATGACCTGACCTTGAACTTCGGCTAGGTACTTTTGCGGAATTACTTTTATAAGGTTTGCAGCTTCTTGGGTGCTTGCCTTGATTACATCGTTGATCTGAGCATTCCTAAAGGAAGTGTCGATCTTAAAATCCTCCGCAGCGTCCTTTAATGACAGCCCCAGCGTTACGGCTGAGTTGCGGATAGTGCGCTCTATCATGCGCTCCGTTGATCGCTTAGCGACCTCATTGAAGCGTTTTGACCACTTGAGCAGCAGCCAGTTCAATAGAATCCGGGCTTGACTGGAGATTGAAGCATCCTCAGCAAACCCGAATTTGTTTTCTTTAAATAGTTTTTTGAGTTGTCTCTCAACGTCACGAGACATCAAGCCGATCAAATCGACTGTTGGCTTGGCATAGTCGGCAGCAATGCTTGCATTAGGTCGTAATGCTTTACCGACTATCCCGTTTACCTTCTTAGTTGCCTTTGGCATCTTCTTTGGCTTTTCCCCACTGAGCTACATACTCAGGAGTCATAAGCTTTTTAGCCTTGGCAGCGTTCTCAGCATCTCGCTCGTCTTCGAGCTGAGCCCAAGTTTTGTTACCAATCTTAGCCAAAAACTTCTTTTTTGCTTCTTCAAAGCTAGGCATCTTGCTCTCCTTTCTTTTTAAGGAATAGCTCCCAATGAGCCGGGTGCATTCGACTTTTGCCAGTTTCGTAATTACTCCAACGTGCTTGAGTAGTATAGATCATACTGGCTGCTTTGGATTGGGATAAATGCCCTCGTGCCTGAATAATTTCTTCAACCAAGGGGACGTATCCCATCCCCCCTCTGTTTCGTTTGTTGGTCATCATGCAGCCAAATCTTCCTCAACTTCGTTTACGAAGTCCCAATATTGGTTTTGCATATAACCGCCAGCAAACAGACGATAAATTATTACGTTTCCGTATTGATTAAAGCTTGCGTTGTAAAAACGACTAGCTTCATCAGCATTTACTGGGGCATTTTCCATGCCAGCGTAATAGCCCCTTGCATAGTCCCAAATTGCTTGACGTAATTCAGGGCTGATTTCGTTTCTAACAAAAACAAATTTTACTTGAGGTAAATCGTCACGACTGTTGCTGTATTCGTAAATATCTTCCATTCCGTTGAAATTACCGTACTGGAATTGATTTGCATACGCTTCCAACTCGGCTACTGCTGCTGGCTGCATATCGACAACGCTTACATTGACGCTACTACCCATGCTGTAGCTTTCACTGCGAACGCTGCCAGCGATTCCGTTTGCCCTCATGTATTGACGGATCATTGCTGCTGCTTGGGCTGGGATACTCATTTGACGTGCCATTTTCATTTCCTTTCGTGATTAATGAAGACTACATAAGTTATTCTATACCTATTTGGCATGATGTCAACAGTTTTTTAATCTTTTTTTGAGGTGTATGATAAATGCAACACCCTAAAAATATTTTTTAAACTGCTTGACAGTATGCTTAATTAGCATGATACTAAGACTGTAGTTTGTTCTTCCACGAAAGGAGATTGAAATGAATGCTTTGTTGGTTGTTCGAGGTTTCGGTAATCGGGTTCCTATTCAAGGTGAGCCAATCCCGTTCCTCCAGTATGTCTTCGGAGCCGAACGTGCTGAGCGAATCATGCAGGGTTTGGATCGTAATTACGCTGTTTTATTCCAAGGAGCTTAAAAATGAGAAACGCAAATAGAGTTATTGATCGTCAAGTGAATGAGATCTTCAATCGCATTGGCAACTGCATCCAGTTCAACATTATGAATTTAGGACGCATTGACGCTGCAGCTCGTAATGTCTTGGTTGCAGGTGGCAGCCTTGAGGCAGCCGAAATAGCAATGGCAGTAGCAATCGCTCAATACAGGGAGAATTAAAATGGAATACGCAATCGGAACTCAATTTAAAACTCGTGGCAAAGCTCCAAGGCTTTGCACTGTGACCGACATTTTCAAGACTTACAACTCAGCAGGTGAGTTAGTCAAAACCCGTTACGTTGCCCAGCATGACTTTATGGGGCAAAAAGTGAATGACTACGATGTCGTAGCCACCACTATTGCAATGGGCTTATGCCAGTAAGATCTCCAGCTTGCGCTTAGCGTCCTTCAACGGTTTGCGATCATGACCAACTAATTGATTGTTCGCAACTAGACTCTTAGCGTAAGTAACTAATCTCTCCTTGACGGATTTTGCATCGCTGTAGTCAGGAACGTCAGCCAGTGAGCCCTTAGCCAAATCAGGAGGGTCTCCGCTATTGTTGACCACTGTGATATTGACCCGAGGATCATTCTTGTAATGCTCAGCCAACTTCTTGATATTTTCGGAAGCTGCGAAGTGAGCATGGAGCTGCGTATCCAACTTAACGGTGCGACCCCGTTGCATATTGAGCTTGACCGCCAACTCCAACGGAGCGTTGGTATAGACAATATCAACTGGACCGTCTTGTCCTTTGAGGGCTTCGTTGATCTTTTGGACTGACTTGTCAAAGTTGCCAAGCACTGAGTCAAAGGTCAATGAGTCTTCAGGAGCGTTTAGGATGTCCTTAGCCAAGCTCATAGCTTCAGACTTACCTGAGCCACTACCGCCAGCAGTAAACAGCACTGGAGACTTGTCTCCCGCTTCCTTCTTATCTTTTAAAGCGTTTTTCCAAATAGCTTTTGAAAGCACTGAGCTAGGCTCATGAACTGCTGCAGCTAGTGAAGCGTCTTTGTCAAAGTTCGGATCTAGCTTTTTAACTAAGTCAGGATCGATTGTGTTGCCGAATGTTGACTTGTAGTCAGCGATCAGCTTCGGAGTGTCTTTTAGGATTTGTTCGTAAAAGCCGTCTTCAATACTTCGCTCATGCTCATTGAGTCCGGGTGAATGCTCGAATCCATGTTGGTCGACATATCCACCGTTAGGAAGCTCTTTGACTTTTTGGAATCCTTTTGCTTTCGCTGAGGTTGATCCTGTCTTTTCCTCCAAAGGGAGCTCTTTTTGAGCAGACTCAGGGGACTTTTCAGCAGATCCATGAGACTCACCTTTTACTTCTTTTTTTTTAGACTCCGACTCAGACTTAGGAGCTGCACTAGCCCCGCCCGAACCGAACTGTCCATTCTTTGCACGAGGATGATCTTCCTCTTTGAATTCTGCATCGTCTTGAGTTACTTGGAATGTCTTGCCCAAAGGACCTTCGCCATCTTCAGGATCTGCAAAGTCTCCGTCAGTTGTCTTGTATGAGAGTTCCTCGTTTTTTGGCAATGGAGTCCAAATACCGTCTTGCACTTTCTCGAAGTCTTCCTCAGCGAGTTCCTCGCCTTCAGGGTCTTGCTCCTCAAGAATGCCGATCTCGTTGTAGCCTGACTGTTTGTCAGTTGCTACACGTTGACGCTCATCTTCACTGCTGATAGCACCGGAGCCGATCAACACTTGTCCAGCCTGAGCCTTAGCAAGGTTAGTCGCAGCCAATTCCTCGGCAGTTGGTGTATCGAGTGGGAGCCAGTTCAATGTAGTTTCGAGCTCCATCTTTTTCTTGAGCTGTGGTTCTACAAAAGACTTGATAACCAGTTGATGATGACGCTCAGCGAATGGGGTCAGATCGTTTGATTGAATCGACTCCAGCATTTCGTGATAGCTTGCTTCCTCGTATTCGCCAGTGGCATTAAAGCCCTTCGGAGAAGTACCGAGCAGCTTAGTAGCTGGCACACCTGCAATAGCAGCCACGAGCTGATATTGGGTCATGATGAGGGAATCGAAGTCGGCTAGGGAAGTGTCGAACTGTTGGAATTCGTCACCTTCTTTATCGCCCAGCTTAACTCCGTAGTTGTCACGATACGCAGCCCATTGCTGCAATCTTCCGATTGCTGCGTTGGTGTCGCTCATGACGGCTTCCATGTCGGTTAGCCAAATAGTTGTCCGCTTGGACATTGCCAACTGAGGAGCTTCATTGGAGGTACGCTCTGCAGCATATACTCGCTCCATGATCTGCTGAGTCAGTGGCACACCGCCATAAATGTATTGAGGCTTGAGTACGTCTACAGGCTCAGCATGACGGAAAATGATTAAGTGGCTACGGTGAACCTTCTTACCGTTGATGATCCACCAAGTCGGTTCGTAAAAGTGCAGGGTGTCCGGCTGGCTGGCAGCAGCACCGTCTAGCATTGGAGCTGTCCAGTACGGATCAACTTGTACGATTCCTTTATAGGAATTTGGAGTCACGCCATCAATGTTGAAAGGCTTCTCGTAATAGTCTTTATCAGTCGAAATGACTTTAAACATTGCAATGCGAATGCCGAAAATTCGACCCTTACGGATGAATTCACGCATATTGAAATTGAGCTTAAATGCTTTGTCGTAAGCCTTGATGATCTTAACGGCTTCAGGATCTAGTTCGTCACCGTCAACGGTAACTACGTTGTAGCCCTTGCGGATAGCGTCATCGGCTGGCATTGCACAAGCCTTATTCACTAACCAGTTTTGCGCCAAGATACCGCATAACTGAGCACCGATAAAACCTTGTGAAACATACCAGCCAACTACTGCATCGGAAACGGTATTCATACCGTTTGCGTACATTTTGAAAT